GCACTTCACTCACTGACTTCTCATCCGATGTCTTTACTAATTGGAACCCTGCCAGCATCTCAAACGGAATCTTCGAAGCTACATGGTCTCTCTGCACGTCACTCACCGCACAATCGGTCGAGAACATCCTGACTTCCATTGATGCAAGTGGTCAGCACGGGACAGACGATGGAACATCCACAGGGAATCCACTAGGGGACAGCGGCATCGATATTGATTATAATGTAGCCACTGGTTCACTCAGTGCCGCGACGAACACCGCAGTAACATCACTCAAGTCCAAAGGCTGGAGCATTATAGTCAACAACGTAACACTTTAAGTAATGACAGACGAAACTCATCGATTCTTTAGGTTCAGCAACGAGGCATCCTACGAGCAGCTCACAGCCGCAGGTAACACCGCAAGGAACCTACCAGACGAAGAAAGTGAACGCTGGTTGGCTCTTTGGGATAAGACCTTTCTCGACCCTGAGACCAACAGCGACCGCCTGTATTGTGTTAAGCGCAGTGGCATCCTTGAGACCGACGACTTTGACCTAGAGGGTATCGAAGAGATTAACCTTGAGACCTACCTACAACGATTGAGCTGGGAGCCACCTGTCGAAGAAGACCTAGAGATGGCGGATGAGTTAGAACTACTAGAACTACCTGACTAATGGACGAACAACAAGAACCACTCACAGACATTGAGCAATCCCGCGCTGACACTGGCTTCAGATACTATGTCGTCCAACCCGACGAACTCTACACGGGACTTGTTGCAGCCGTAGACTCTGACAGGGGCTATCCTAACAAGCAACGAACAACGCTCACCGGACTTCCTCCTGTTGAAAGCTTGGCAGAAGCTACTGACGGCTCAGGGCGACTTATAGCCATCGACTGCTGGAGATTCACATCCAACGATGACGCGATGCTTGAGGGGTCCGAGGGAGTCCAAGAGCTTACTCAGTTAGAGTTCTTGTCGATCAAGCCTGTCGCTGAGGAAATTATTTAATATTATACCTTTATGAAATTCACCACTGCCCAAGCGGTCTACACGAGCCTCGAAGGACACCGCTATCAATACCTAGATCGCGCACGGTCCTGCTCTAAGCTGACGTTACCCTACGTCATGCCCGACGAAGGCCACGGACCACACAGCAGACTAGACACACCTTTTCAGGGCGTTGGGGCTCGCGGAGTAAATAACCTCGCCTCTAAATTACTGTTAGCACTCCTTCCGCCTAACGCCCCGTTTTTCCGATTGAACATCGACAGCTACGCCCTGGCTAACGAGGGAGCACCTGAAGAGTTGATCTCAGAGATCGAATCGACACTTCAGAAAGTCGAAGAGTCAGTCATGGATGAGATTAGTCGCGAGGCATATCGCACAGCGATTCACTCAGCGCTTAAACACCTGATTATCACAGGGAATGTCATGCTGTATCTTCCTGACGAAGGAGGGATCAGAGTGTTCCACCTAGATCGCTTTGTCGTCGATAGAGACCCTATGGGCAACGTGACCCACATCGCTACCAAAGAGAACATTAGTTACGACGTGCTCGATGAAGACATCAAGGCCCAGATTGCAACTAACGGCGGACAGCCGACCGATGAGGTTCACTTGTATACTGCTGCTTGTCGCGATGGTGATGAATTTATTATATATCAAGACATTAACGGTGTCGCACTGGAGAGCTCAGGGTCACGAGTTAACAAAGCGAAGAACCCGTTTATACCGTTGAGGTTCTCACGGATCGACGGAGAAAGCTATGGCCGTGGATACGTCGAGGAATACTTAGGTGACCTACAGTCACTTGAAGGACTCTCACGGGCGATCCTTGAGGGTTCTGCTGCGGCTGCTAAGGTTATGTTCTTGGTGAATCCTAATGGCACCACGCGTGCTCGGACACTCGCAGAAGCCCCAAGTGGCGCGATAGTCCAGGGTAACGCAGCGGACGTAACGACCTTACAGCTCAACAAGATCGCAGACTTCAGGACCGCTGAGTCGTCGATTAAGGTTATCGCTGACAGGCTCGGCGGTGCCTTCTTGTTAACCTCGAATGTCGTTAGGCAAGCTGAGCGTGTTACTGCAGAAGAGATCAGGATGTTATCCCAGGAGCTTGAGTCAGCGTTAGGTGGTTTATATTCATTATTATCAAACGAGATGCAGTTGCCATTTGTTAACAGACTGATGGACGTAATGAAGAGCAAGAAGAAGCTCCCTGCGTTACCTAAGGACATTGTTAACCCAGTGATCATCACCGGGGTCGAGGCGCTAGGCCGAGGGAACGACTTACAGAAACTTGACTTGTTCTTGGCAGGCGCTGCGCAAGTCGTAGGTCCCCAGGCGATCGCTGAGTTCGTCAATGTGAGCCAGTATTTCCAGAGACGCGCTACGGCACTAGGCATCAAGACTGCAGGACTCGTTAAAGACGATGAGCAGATCCAAGCTGAGAAACAGCAGGCCCAACAGATGGCCATGATGCAGCAAGTGGCACCACAAGGCGTCAAGGCACTCGGCGACCAAGCTTTAGAACAACAAAGGCAACAAGGAGTAGAAGAACCCACTGAATAAAAATGGCAGAACTACAAACGAGCGAGACCGTTGAACCGTCCGTTCAAGAACAAGCAGCTGTTGACTCTACGGACTCAATGGCACAGGCCTGGGATGATAACCAGGAACAACTAGCGCAACAGCTAGGACAACAAGAAGACACACCGCAACCTGACCGCCCTGAGTGGTTACCTGAGAAGTTCTCGAGCGTCGAGGACATGGCGACTGCCTACCAGGAACTAGAGAGTAAGCTTGGGAACCCTGAGGCTACACCAGAGCCCGAAGGTGAACAACCTGAGTCTGTCAGTGCTATCAATGCGGCCACTGATGAGTTCATGGAGTCCGGTAAGTTAAGCGATGAGACCTTTGAGTCCTTAGAGAAATCTGGGTTACCAAAGCAACTTGTTGAGTCTTACATTGCAGGACAACAGGCAATCGCTGACACACAGGCTAACGAAGTCTATGGGTCTGTTGGTGGTCAAGAAGGTTACCAAGCGATGGCTGAATGGGCCACAGAGAACCTAGACGAAGGTTCACTCGATGCGTTTAATCAGATCGTAGAGACTGGCACTGTTGATCAAGCTAAGGTGGCAGCACAAGGCTTGTATTCACAGTTCCGTGCGGCCAGCGGGGGAGCCCCTCAGTTAGTCCAAGGTCAAACCACTGGGCAGTCTGTTGTTCCCTTTACGTCTTCGGCTATGGTCTCGCAGGCCATGAGTGACCCGCGTTACAAGCAGGACCCAAGTTACCAAGCTGAAGTTCACCGCAGACTCTCTGTGTCTGACATCCTATAATAATAATAATAATAAACCCATGAACCTAATCAACTACATCGTAGACAACAAAGAGACCCTCATCAGCACACTTACGGCTATCGTTGCGGCAGCATCAGCTATCGCAGCGTTAACCCCGACGCCTGTTGACGACGGTTGGGCTGCTAAGCTCTACAAGGTCGTTGATTGGCTCGCTCTTAACGTAGGGAAAGCCAAAGACAAATGATTGGGTCTATTGTTAAGTTACTTATAGCCTTCCCTTCGTTGGGGAGGCTTTTTCTTTCTATAAGAGATGAATACACTAAAGAGCTTGTTAACCGCAGGCACACTCGTAATCGCATCCTTATCAACAAGTGGGTGCACGACTCTGAGACCCAGCCGGATACCCGAAATGATCCAGAGGCTTGAGCAGCATAACTTTGATGCTGACGAGAAGAAGACCATTGGGGAATTGTTAAATTATATTAATACACTAGAGAATGAGCTGTAGAGCGTGGTTTAGTGATGACGCACAGTTACCCCCGGCTGACCCAGTGTTAGCCATATGTGTCGGCCATAGTCGATACAATGACATGGGAGCTGTGGCGTGTGACGAAGAGACCAACGAGTGGACGTATAACCTCCAGGTCGCTAAGTCCATCAAAGAAGAACTTGATGACGCTGGTGTTCCCTCAGTGATTGTCCACGAGTATACCGGGAACAACTACGCAGAGTCTATGGAGAACCTGAGTGTTGAGCTCAGAGGACTCAAAGTTAACGCTGCGATCGAACTACACTTTAATGCTGCGACACCTGCGGCACATGGCAGCGAGATGCTCTACTGGTATAAGTCTAAGAAGAGCGAGAAGTTAGCTAAGTGTCTCCAGGATCAAGTAGTGAATACCTTTGGTGTCAAAGACCGAGGGGCTAAGCCAAAGACAGCGAAGAGCCGAGGCGCTAAGTTCCTAAGAGAAACACATTGTCCTGCCGTGATCACTGAGCCGTTCTTTGGCTCCAACGAAGAAGACTGGGAGATGTTTAAAGACAGCTTTGACACCTTAGGTTCTTCTTTGGCAAAAGGATTTATTAATTATTATAACAATGAAAAGACAGGGAGTCAGCTTACGCAAAGAGCACAAGTCTAAGAAGGGAGGCCTCACAGAAAAAGGCCGTAAGTATTACAACAGTAAGACTGGGAGTAAACTTAAGAAACCCCAGCCTGGTGGTGGTCCCCGTAAGAGATCGTTCTGTGCACGCATGAGCGGCGTTAAGGGCCCTATGAAAGACGCTAAGGGACGCCCTACGCGCAAAGCGTTAGCACTGCGACGCTGGAAGTGTTAAATATTTATGTATAATAAAAACAAAGTTAAACGCAGAAAGCTTCGGATCAAAAAGAAGAAGTGAAAGAACAAGAAAAATCCAGACAGATGTCTTCCATCATCGAAAGCGAAAAGCCTGCGTCAGGCACAGAGAGCCTCAACTGCGCGCAAGAAGAAACGTGCTGGTGCGAAGGGGAAGCAGTTTGTTGCAAACACACAGGCGGCTCGTGTGAAGCTTCGGATCAAGAAATAGAGCTCGAAGACATCGCTAGAGTCGTCTTTTTGGACCACG